ATAAATATGATTTACTTGTAACAGCTTGAGCTATAACAAGAGATATCTTACCTAGTTCGTTTTCTGTCCATTCTTCACCCATAAGTTGACTTGCATCACCTACGTCAGCTATTGTGGACATAATAAGGTTAAATGGTTCAAACTGGTCGTAACCAACACGGACTTCACCTACTTTAAATGTTCTAGGCTCCCACTTACCGTCAAGCCATAGCTGTCTTTTTTGCCTGTCTACAGGTCCATTACCATTAAGATCACCACGCATCCATGCCTGTGTAGCCATAAATGTAACCGCAGAACCTATCGCTAATCTACCTGTTTGTAAAGCTCGTGCATTAGCTAGCTCTTCTGGAGTAAATATACCATACTTGTTTACACTAGCTAAGTCGTTAGGATTAGCAAATGCTACATCATTAAACTCTTTAACTAAGAAGTTAAAACCGGGGGTGTACTTACCTGTTAGTGCAAGTCCGTTTACACCAGTTCTAGCAAACAAAAAGAATGGTTTAGCTAAAGGTGTAGCACTAAATACATCGTTTAGACCTTTTGCAAAGCCTGTAAGATCCTGTGTTAGTGTTACTTCTTTACGACCAAATTTTGTAGCTTCATCTATAATGTTACCATTAGCATCAAATACCTGTGCATAGAAATCATCTTCGTATGCTCTCATTAACTCAGGTGTAATCTTAGGTGTTTTGTACCCATTATCTTGTAACTCAAGAACTTTACGCATTGCTTTTTCACGCATCTTAGCACGTCCAAGTATATAACCAAACGCATCATCAGTTGCAGCCATTAACTTAGTAGAGTATGTTAAAAAATTACTGTTGTTCATCTGACGTGCCATGTTAGCTACACGAAAAGCTGCTTGCTCTCCTTCAGTAGCTCGACCACTATCTTCTGCCCAACGGCGTAGTATTTCCCAGTTATCGTCTGCCTGTGTAAACTCTGCATAACGTGTTTTGATTGATCTAATGTCACCTTTCCAGTATGAGTTAAGCTTACTTCTAAATATAGTAAATGATTCTGGTATAGATTCAACCATACCGTTTACCGATGCTAGACTTGCTCTAACGTCAGCTACGTTGCCATCAAATGGTAATCTTAAAACTGATCCTAGTGCCGTAGCTAAAGGTCTTAATACTGTTGCAGTAGATGTACCCATAATAGCTCGCATTGGTGTTTTAGGACCAGACAGTATACTGTGTGTCATTACACCTTCTAGCTCACGTATCATAGCACCTGTTCTGTTAGGACTTGTAGCTTCTAGTTGTCCACCGAGTATAGTTTTTCTTGCCCAGTTGTCAAAATCATCTAATGTATTAACACTATCTATCATAGAAAATGCTTCATACAAAGCGTTGAGTAAGTTATCATCTTTGTCATCACCAGCAATTTTGAGTATAGACATAATAGAGTCTTTAGCATCTGTTAATGATGCCTGTGTTGCTTCCTCTACAGTCTTCTTACTTTTTTTACCTAGACCTAATTCTCTAAATGAATCAGACTTTACAAATCTTGCTTTTTTAGTTTCGTACAATGCAGTTAGCATAGTGTCCACTAGCTGTTTTGTTGGTCCATCTATATCTTGTATGTCAACAAGATCTGCTATTTCTCTACCAGCTGTACCTAAATCACGAACTTGTTTAAGTAGTGTACCTACCACAAGGTCAGCAATTACGACATTTTTAGATGTCCATACTTCTACACCATCAATTATGTCAGGATTAGCTTCTAATAATTCTTTTAGATACTCTTGTGGTGACATATCTACAGCATTTCTGCCTTGTGTTATACGTTGATGTCCTTCTATAGCTTCTCTAAACTTTGCTACTAAAGCTGTTCTACTACCTTTTGCTGCATCTAGCTCTTTAGCAAACTTTTCAGTACTTAATAAACCTCGCAAAATACGTTCTACTGTAGCATCATCCGTGCCACCTTCCATTGCTATACGCTCACGTTCAACTGGTGTTGTTACAGAACCAGCAGATCCCTCTTCTGATCCCCAGTTTTTACGTGTAGCAGATAGCTGATCTCTTGCAGTTTGCGGATCTACTTCTGATATGTGTGCTCCTTGGTGTGGTTGAGATATAGGTGCATTTTTATCTGCTCTAAACTCTGTTTCACCCTTACGTATTTGTGCTACGCCAGCCTGTACTGTTTGAGTTTCTAAACTTTTATTACGTTTAGTTATTTGCTCAACACTTTTTTTACCACCTTTTCCAAGTGAGTAAGCAAGACCGTCAAAGACTAGACCTATGCCCATGCCTTCGACGATATTTTTAAGTTTCATTATAACTGGATGGTCAGTATCTTTAGTAGATATTGGTGTATCTATCCAGCCATACCTGTCACGTAGTGCACCTAGAGCGTTCTGTTCATCTGACTCTTTTGATACAAGGTCAGACACAGCTCCTACAGCTGCACCTCTAATAATGTTACCTTTTGATAGTGCGAGTATACCAGCTGGTATTGTCACTGCACCAGAAGCTACAGCAGCCTTAGCTGCCGCAACTGTACCAACTGCAAGTGTACCAAAGTGGACTAAGCCACGTAACTGTTTACCCCACCATGTTTTTGTTTCTATTGGATTATCATATGCTCCAAATGGACTCCAATCTGGTCTGTATGTACCAGTTTCTTGCCTTTCTCTTTGCATCTCACCAGACAACGCATCAATAGTACGTTCTGGAAATGTAGCAAGAGAAGAAGCTGTGTCTTGAATACCACCTGACAATATAGACTGACCCTCTTTAATTAGTGCCTTAGCACCCCAGTTATCAGCATTTCGAGGATCATCTTGAACTTCCTTAGAAACTCTTTCCGTTTGCTGTAACCTAGACTGAGATGTTTCTTGTGCATCTCTAGCCTGTTCGTACTCGTCTTGTGCTTGTTCCGCTTCGTCTGCTAAATAATCAGCATACTCAGGATCAATATTTATATCCACATTAGAGTAATTTGAATCTGTCATTAGTCTTCTTTTTTACCAAATGGTTGTAGTGGATTTACCGATAAACCGGGAGTAAATGAATCGGTTGATCTGTTTTCTAAAATCTTCTTCTGTAGTTCTGGATCGTCAGTACCAGTCATCTCAATCTTCATATTCTTCTCTGTCTCTTTAGATGTCTTAAACTCACCCTTCTTGATTAGTTTTTCAACTTCTAATACAACGCCGCCTGTAAGATTCTGAAACTGATTCATAGGTGTATCTCTTAGTAAAGGAAATACTTGAAGAATAAGATCTCTTTCAGACTCGCTTAAATTAACTAATCTGTCCCATCTTTTTTCTTCTTCGTCACCTTGAAATACTGTTCGTTCACCGCCAAATTCAGCTTGAATAATAGCACCTCTAATACTGTTAGTTCTGTTAGAGCGTTGCCTAAATAATTCAAACACCATTTCAGTCTGAGTTTTCTCATCAAAAACTGAGTCTTTACTTATAGCACCAGATTTTGTAGCTTCTCTTAGTTCTTGTGCAGTAAACCCGTACAAACCAAAGTTACTTGCACCTCTATCAGCATACAATAACATTTCTCCAACAGTTTTAGTATCACCATTTATTCTACCAAAACCGATAGCTGGTTGATACGTTCCTACTGTATTACCTGTTTTGTGAAAACCTTTTAATACTTTTTCAGCAAGCTTTGGGTTTTGCAAAAGTTTAGTATTACTTTTAGTTAAGTTTGGTTTAACTTCAAACTCATTTAATTGATCTTGACTAAGCCCAAACTGCTTGTCTATTAAGACACCATTTTTATTTGGTTTAAAGCGTTCAGCAACTTCACCTAATCCATTGTAACCATCCATAGCTCTGAATCTATCTTCAGCGTATTGTTTTGCAGATATTTTAGTACCTCTAGTTACGCCATTAAAATAGTTTGGAAACTCCTCGCCATATAATTTATGTTTTTTATATTGTACAAGTGCTATTTGCTCGGCAAGTGAGTTAAAGTTTGAGTTAAACCTAACTTTATTAGAGTCAGATCGTAAAAGATTATTGTCGGCAAGTATATCAAAAGGTTGAATAGCTCTACCTTCTCTTGCTTCTATGGATTTTGCTGAGTATCTACCAGCTACTAAGTTATCTCTTACTATATTATAAGAGTTTTCTTGTGCTACCTCCGGCT